TACGGAAGTGATGCTTGACGCAAAACTTTCTGACCCTACCATAGAGTTGGTAGGTGAACTTGAATTAGATAGTCAAGGAAACTATACTAACGTAAGGTTAAAACGAACTATTGATAACTCAAGAGTTAAACTTGAAAACATTCCTCCTGAAAACTTTCTTATCAGCAGAGAAGCAACCTCATTAGAAGACGCTGCTTTTATAGGTATTCAAATTGAAATGACTCGATCAGAGATTAGACAAGAGTGGTCTGATTGGGCAGACACCATTGACGATTGGGATGAGCTATACGCTGATAGTTCTTTAAACGATAAAATTTATAGACCGGAAGAGTCTGCCAGAAAAGAAATTACAGGCCAATCTTATTGGTCAGGTGATTACGAAACCAACTTAGAAGCTAACCAACCAGTCAGTGTTATTGAGTGTTGGATTAAAGTAGATCGTGATGGTGATGGTATTGCAGAGCTTAAGCATATTATTACTGCAGGTCAACACATACTATTTGAAGAAGACGTAAAGGAAATACCTTTATGTTCTATTTGCCCTTTTGAAATACCATACGAATTCTATGGGCTATCTGTTGCGGATATGACGCGAAGTTCAACTCTTGCCTCTACGGCTATATTGAGAGGATTTGTAGAAAACACTTACCTCACTAACTATAGCCCGAAGCTCGCGGATCCTAACGTGGTCGATTTTAGCGCGTTACAAAATATGAAACCAAAGGATCTTATACCGACTAACGGAAACCCTACGGCTGCAGTATCTTCGCTCCCCCCAGAGCAGATCTCCACTGGTACTGTACCGATCCTGGAGTACCTACAGCGCCATAAAGAACAAGCAACAGGTATGTCTAAAGCCGCACAAGGTCTCCAGGATGAACTTTTTGTCTCAGGAAACTCTGAGATTAAACTTGGCGCAGTGATGAGTGCTTCTCAAAAACGTGTACAACACATTTGTAGACGTTTTGCTGAAACAGGTTTTAAACGATTGTGTGAAGGTGTCTACAACACTATGATAAACAATATGGATAAGCTTTCTGTGCAAGATCCTAAGTATGGTGTGTTAGATGTAGATATTAAAAAATTACCTAAGTCAATGACACTGGAGGTTGACGTAGACCTTGGTGAAAATTCTAATGCTAATAAAAGAGATAAGTTACAACTTTTAGCTAAAGATTTAATTCCTTTACTAACTCAATCTGGTGCAAGCAGTTTATTAAGACCTGATGCCTATGCTGTTATTGCAAATCAACTTTTAACTTCTCTTGATCTCGAGCCAAGTGATTACCTTAAAGACCATACAACTCCAGAGTTTATGCAGAGTACTCAGCAAGCTTTAGAAAAGAAGAAACAAGAAGCAGAAGAAGCAAAGAAAGTAGCTAAGGCTAAAGTTCAAAGCGAAGTAGACCAAGCGGCGGCAAATGTACGTTATACTGATGTACAGTCAAATAACGCTTATCAAGATAATGCAAGGCAGCTAGCTATTGCTATAGATACTCACATGCAAAAGTGGGCAGACCTTAGTTTAAAAGCACAAAAAGAAGGAGCGCAACCTCCTGAGAAAATGCCTTTTGGAGATTTAATGGCTTTGTCTAAACAAGTATTAGACGAGTTAGAAGTTAACAAAAAAGAAGAAAATCCTATAAATACGGTAGGTCAAACTCTTGACCCTAAAAACCCTAGTTTAATACAACAACAAATGAATCCTGCTGTTAGTCCTCCTAGGGCTCCAGCAGATAGCGGAGTATAAGTAAATGGATAAGTACAGAGATAATGCCGAGAAGAGGCTAACTGGAAAAATACATCCTGATAGACAAGCGCAGATAGCTTTAGCTAGTGCTAAGTTTTCTAAGCAACATCGAGAGGAATTTTTTACAGAGGCTTACGGTGAAATACTTGTAGATTTATTTTTAAAATGGTTAAATACAGAACCACATGAAAATAAATCTCGAGATCACTTATACCACTGTGCAATGGCACTTGGTTCTGTGAAAGAAAAGATGTTACAAATAGAAACATACGGTACTAACTTACAAGCTATAAAGGAGAAAACAGATGGCGCTAATTAAAGATGGCAATCATGAAGCCATACTAAGTAATATAGATAGCATCCTTAGTGTTCAGCTCAATGACGAAGGAGCGGGTTCACAAGGTGCACACCGATTAAGGTCTATGTCTAGAGATATAGCTTCCTTAATTGCAATAAGAGAATTTGTGGAAGGCGATAAGCCTACTATAAAATTACCCTCTATGAAGAAGGAGGGTAAGTAATGGCTGAACAACAAACCTCTACCCAAACGGATGATGTAAGTGTTCCTAGCGGTAACGAAGACGCACAACTCAATGACATTCTCAGGAATTCACCTCTGGCTCAACAAGCCGGAATTGTACCCCGTCCTGAAGAATCTCTACCTGAGGCTGAAGCGGACCCAGCAGAAACAGAAGAGGCACCTCAAGACCTGGCCTCTGAAGGGGAAGCTGCAACAAATGGAGACGATGAAGTTGTTGAAGAAGATACATCTGAAGAAACTACTGAAGAAACTAAAAGCGGAGATGACGAGTCTACCGAAGCTGAAAGTTATACTTTAGAAGATTTAGAAGATGTAATGGTAACCCACAAGATAAACGGAGAGGAAGTTACTCAAAAGTTATCTGAATGGATTGCTTCTTCAGCTACCAAACAATCTTTGTCAAAACAAGGTCGAGAAATAGGCGAGCTCAAAAAAGCATTAGAAGAAGAAAAAGTAAATAAGTTGGCTGAGCTTGATCAAATTGGAGGTGCGTTAGCACAAAGTTTTTATGCAGAAGAAATTAAAGCTCAACAAGCTTATAATGAAACTACACAAAAACTATTACAAGCTCAACAATCTGATGATACCTATGAGATAGGTGAACTTAGTAAAGAACAAAGTAAATATCAAAAAACTTATTGGGATGCACGTAGTAAACGTGAAACTGCTCTTAAAGGAATCCAAGAACAGCAGCAACAATTTCAACAACAAAGATTTCAACAGGAAGTTCAAAACTTTAATAAAAGTATAAGTAACTTAATACCTAGTTGGAGTGAAAACGTTGCTAAAGATATCAGGGAATTTGCCTTAGAAGAAGGTTTACCAGAGCAACTAATTAATAGTATTACTAATCCTCAAATAGTTAAGTTTGTTCATGACTATAAGAACCTTAAAAAAGGTATTAGCAAAGGTGCTGCTAAACGTAAAATAGCTAAAACTCTTAAAACCCCAGTGAAAAAGTCTGTACCAGCTGAAAAGAAGCGGATAGACCAAGAAGCTATGGTTAAAGCAAGAGCTTTTAAAGAAAATGCTTCCAAAGCAGATCAAGATGCTTTTATGAAACAATATGCCTTAAAATCTTTAAACTCAAATTAAGTCATTAGGAGGTAAATAATGGCAACTGGACAATATGCAACTCAAGGAGCATCAGATAATCGATTTGATTCTGGTACTTCTTCTGCGGCTGTTTCAGAAAATGAGGACCTAGCTAACTTCATTAGCATGATTACTCGCTCTGAAACTCCGTTTATGGCTTCCATAGGGAAGACCAAAGCTACTGGTATCTATCACGAGTGGCAAACAGACGAACTAAATGATCCAACAGATTCATCGATGGTACAAGGTGCTGACTTTGATAACGTTGGGCCAGATGGTGCGACTAACCAAAACGATGGTGGTAACACTATTTCTAAGAGAAGTAGAACACGATTAGGTAACTATACACAGATTAACGGTAAAACAGTGTCTGTGTCAGGTACTAAGCGTGCTATCGACCAAACAGGTGTAGCAGACGAATATGCTTACCAGCTTAAAAAGCGTGGTACAGAAATGCGTCGTGACATTGAAAGAGATCTTATTCACTCTGTAAATGTTTCCACACCTGGTACTTCATCCGATAAAGGTAAAATGGGTGGTGTTTACTCATGGATTAACGGTGTTGATCACGTAGTATTTCCAGGAAGCTCTACCTTTTTTTCACCAAACTCAGGCGTAGCTGGGCAGCACTCACACAGTAAACTTGCTGAAACAGGTGAGCATTGTATAGGTGTTAACGGCGGTACAGCTACTAAGCAAGCCTTAACTCTTAGCCTTGTAGATGAAGCTATGCAAAACATCTATGAAGCTGGTGGTTCTGCTGGTCGTGCAATGATGTCACCAAAGAACAGAAGAGTATTTTCTGGTCTGGCACAAGGTGCTAACAGCAACGTACGCAGAAATATTGACGAATCAGGTGCACTAAGAGCATCTGTAGACGTTTATATGTCTGACTTTGGTGATCTTCAAATAGAACCAAACTACATAATGGGTTTAACTAACTCAGTATCTATGACAAACTATGACAGTACATCTAGTCCACAGGCTTCTGTATCTAGTATTGATCTTGCTAATTTCATGATACTAATTTACGACCCACAGTGGTGGAAGATAGCAACACTAAGGCCAATGAAAGAAGTAGACGTAGGACAAAAAGGTGACTCAACAGTCGGTATGGTTGTTGAAGAGCAAACAGTACAGTGCTCTAATCCTAAAGGTTCTTCAGCTATTTATGGTCTAAACGGATCTTAATATAATCTGTTAACTAACCCCGGGGTAACTCCCGGGGTACTTTTTTGGAGAATAATATGTTATTGAAATTAAGAAATCCAACTGCTGGTACTGTTGACGGTATTGTAGCAGGTGGTGCTGAGTATATAGCTTTTACTTCAGTTAAGGTAAATGCAAGTAACGTTATTACTCATATTAAGAGAGATAATGGCGGAGCTTACGCTGCACTTGCTTCTGGTCTTATAGCAGAAATGGGCGAAATACCTAGTCGTAAAGGTGATTCTTTTAATGTAACCGTGAGTAGTTAACATGCCTAAGTTTAAACATACTGAGTGGACAGGTGGCCTAGAAGGGCAAGTAGAGTATAACCCAACAGGTGGCAGACAAGGTTGGCAAGTTAAACAAGATATTAAACCTTTTATCGAAAATGCTAAAAGATCAAGAGAAGAAGGTTTTAATCGTAAAAGCCACTATCGTAAGTTTGCTTCAATACCAGACGTGGTAGCAATAGAAATTGCGACTAAGTATGGTGTTAACATACATGACCCAGCAACTTCCAGCGATAAAGACCTTATGCAAAAATTTAAAAAGATAATAATAGAGGACTATTCATACTTACTTGTTAGTTCCTAGAAAGAGGTACTATGGCAACTTATTCAGAAATGATTACTCGAGTAAGAAATTATCTAGATAGAGACAGTACAATTATTACTGATGTTCAAATAGTTAATTTTCTTAACTATGCTGGAGATCGTGCTTATAGAAATTTGAGAGTTCCTGCACACGAAATACAGTTAGATTTTACCGTTTCGTCAGGCGATATCATTTCTGATGCTTCGAGCAGTCATGGAACTGAAATTAAAGTGCCAGTACCAAATGATTTAATAGAATTAATTTACATACAAAAGAAAGGTACAGGAATTGTTTGGAACCAGAAAGTAGATGGTAGAACTTTTCATGATAGATTTGCAGATAAAAAAGATAGTAACTACTATACAAGAGTAGGTAGTAACTTTCTTTTACACGGAAACATAGGCATTGACGATGTTTTAGAATTCAGTTATTACAGGAGAGAATCTGCTGTAGATGCAAAGTACGCAATTACTACAGGGAATTACTTAGTACAGGCTATTAAAGGTATTACAACTATGACTGCTATAGCTTCTGCTTCTTCAACCAGTGGTATCTTATACTTTGCTATTAGCAATACCTCTGGTAACAGAGATATCGTTAATGGTATTTCAGGCACCAGACCAACAGATATAAGTTCAACCAGTACAGGAAGCACAACTAATGCTTTTCATATGGAACCTAGTTATCAAGCTAATTGGTTACGAGATGAGAATGAAAGAATTATTTTATATGGCGCGTTAGCAGAGTCTTTTCTTTATTTAAACGAGTTTGAGACTTCTCAAGCATATGAATTAAAATATAATCAAGAAATAGAAGCTTTAAACTCAGAAGAGAAGAAGAGAGTTAGCACCGGAGGAAACACTTCTATTAGTTTTTCAGGTAGAGGATTAATTTAATGGGATGGATAGTACAAACAACTGAAGACGATACTAAGGGTAGTGTTTTTTCTTCTTCTCAGGATATAAATTTTACAGCTGCAGTTGCAGCAGACGTTTCTTTAAAAGCTTTTCAAGATGTTTACCTAGGTACTTACACAAGTAACCCATCACAAACAGTTCATGGGACTAGTATTGCTGGTGGAATGCTTTACTTTAATCAGACTGATAGTAGATTAAAATACTATGATGGTTCTAACTGGGTAAATAGTACTCCCACATCCGCAGAACAAACTAATATTAATACTGTGGCTGCAGACGCTACTGACATCGGGACTGTTGCTACTAATATTTCAAGTGTTAACTCACTGGCAGCTAAATCAACTCAAATTGGTTTATTAGGAACTAGTGATGCTATCGCTGACATGAACACGCTGGGTACTTCAGCTATTGTAACAGATATGGATCTTCTTGCTACAACTGCAAACGTGGCTAGTATGGGTATTTTAGGTACAGCGACTAACGTTACAAACATGGGGGCGCTTACTGCCACTGGTGTTATTACTAACATAACTAACCTTAATGCTACTGGTGTTATAGCTAATATTGCAACAGTTGCAGGAGATACTACTGCTATTAATACTGTAGCAAATAAATCTAGTTTGTTAACTTCAGACTTTGTTTCAGATTTAAATACTTTGGCAACAACTGCTATAATAGATGATATAAATATACTGGCAACTTCTGCTAACGTAGACGCAATGTCTCAACTTGGAACTACTACTGTCGTTAGCCACATGGCCGCTTTAAATGCCAGCGGTGTTCTACCTGCTATTAACACTGTTAACTCAAATATGAGTGCAATAACTGCAGTAGGTACGTCATCAAATATAACTAATATGAATAACCTCAATGCTTCTGGGGTAATTGCGAACATAGCTACTGTAGCTGCAGATGTTACTGATATTGGAGTAGTAGCAGGTAAAACTGCTGAGATAAGTAGACTAGGTACCTCAGACGCAGTAGCAGATATGAACACGTTAGCTACCTCTGATATTGTAGACGATATGAATCTATTAGCTACTTCTGCTAATGTAACTAATATGGGTCTGTTAGGTACATCAGCTAATGTTACTAACATGGCTAATTTAAACGCAAGTGGTGTAGTTAATAACATAGCTACCGTGGCTGGAAGTACTACTAATATAAATATTGTAGCAAATGATACAACTGAAATAAATGCGTTAGCTGCTAAAACTACTGAACTAGGGTTATTAGGTACAAGTGACGCTATTGCTGATATGAACACCTTAGCTCATGCAGATGTCATTTCAGACATGAATGCTTTGGCTACCTCAGACATTATTTCTGATCTTAATACACTCGCAACGACAGACATCGTTGACGATATGAACACTCTGGCAACTACAGCGAATGTCAATAACATGGCAACACTTGGAGCTTCTGGAGTTGTGGCTAATATAGCTACTGTAGCAGGAGCTAGTTCTAGCGTTACTACAGTCGCTACTAATATAAGTAATGTTAATTCAGTAGCCACAAATCTTTCCGGAGTTAATGCTTTTGCTGACAGATACAGAATAGCTTCTTCCGCTCCTTCTTCTAGTTTAGATGCAGGTGATTTATACTTTGATACTTCTTCTAATAAGTTAAATGTTTACGATGGAGCAAATTGGCAGTCTACTGCTGAGGCTGCTCAAAGAGCATTAACTACCCATACAGTTAGTTCTGCAGGAACACAAACAATTAGTGTGTCTTACTCAGTAGGTCTTGTAGATATATATCTTAACGGTCTTCACCTTGCACCTGGTGACTTTACTGCTTCTAATGGTTCGTCTGTTGTTATTACAGGTTGTTCAGTTGGTGATGTAATAGATATTGTAGCTTTGTCCGCTTTTAACGCAGCAAACTATGGTACTATAAGTTCAAAAAATGTAGGTATTTCTGCAGGTAATGTACCTGAGTTTGCGTCAGGCGTGGCAGACAATGATTTCTTAAAAATTGATGGTACAACCGTTGAAGGTCGTAGTGCGGCAGAAGTCAGAGTAGAGATTGTTGACGAACATATTAATACTTCTGGTGCAAGTTCAAATCAATTTTTAAAATGGAATGGAAGTGATTACGTTTGGGATACTGTAGACACTTCAACTCTAATGCCTAAATCTGGCGGTACCTTTACAGGCGCTATAGATATGGGTAGTAATAACATTACCACTACTGGTAAAATGTTATACTCTAACATCTACTCTCAAACTTCAGATTTACCTTCAGCTAGTACTTATCATGGTATGTTTGCTCACGTACATGGAACTGGTAAAGGTTACTTTGCTCATGCAGGTGCATGGGTGCCACTAGCTAATGAAGCTTCTCCTGCTTTAACAGGAACGCCAACTGCGCCCACAGCAAGTGCTGGAACAAGTAATACTCAAATAGCAACTACTGCTTATGCGGATACTGCTGTTTCAAACTTAGTTGATTCTTCACCAGCTGCTTTAAACACATTAAATGAACTTGCAGCAGCTTTGGGTGACGATGCTAACTTTAGTACTACTGTTACAAATTCTATTGGAACAAAACTTAATGCTTCAGCCGTGTCTACTTTTGGTGGAACATTAATCGATGATGCAGACGCCGCTACTGCTAGAGCAACATTAGGAATATCTACCTATGGTTCTACGCTTATTGATGATGCAGATGCCGCTGCCGCCAGAACTACTCTTGGCCTTGGGACTGCTGCAACCGCAACTGCCGATAACAATACTTTTGTTTTAAACCCTACTAGTTTACATGTTCCAAACACAAAAACCATAGTCCTTTTTAACGATGGTGGATCAGTTAATGTGCCCTTTGGTATTAGTACGGCAGGTTCTTTGCCAGGTTTATCCATAGGTATGTCTACTACTTCTATGGAAACTTTTATAAACTTTAAGTCTGACCACACTTCAACTAATACTGATAAAGGTAACATCCATTACAATACAAACGATTATTTTACTGTAGAAAGTAATAGTTACTTATCGCTTCAATCAAATGTATCTTCCACTTTAAGATCGTTAATCCTTTCAAATACTGAATTTAGACCTTTTTTATCTGATAACAATCAAATTAGTTTAGGTAGTTCTGGTGGTAAATTCCATGACTTACATTTAGGTGGTGTTGCAAATATTGCAACTTCTGTTTCTTCACCAATTTATTACACTGGAGTTGGCTCTCAAGCTATTATGCCAGATGGTAATGACCTAAAGCTTGTATCGCAATCAAATGAACTTCATGCTTATTTTTATAATAATGGAGCAGCAAAACTCTATCACGATAATTCAGTATTTTTAGAGTCAGCAAATTCTTCTGTTACTATCAATAAGCCAGATGATTTAGATGATGCTTATATATACTTTGGTCAGAATAGTAGAGCAAGATTACACAGTGTAGATGGTTCGTTTCTTTCAATTACTAACTCTGGATCAAGTGGAAATGATACTTTTATTAATGCTCATGTAGATAGCTACACCTACCTTTATTTCAATGGATCTGCATCTGCTAGAACCATGAGTGGGGGTCTTCAAGTTTTTTCTACCAGTAATAATGATGATGGTTATTTATACATAGGAGATAATGGAACTACTTACATTCAGAATGACGAAAGTGCTGGTTTTGGTATTTTGAATAGTAACGATTGGGTACTGTGGAATGATAACAATGGAGCAACTTTTCTTTATAACGATAGCTCTTGGAAAGTTAAGACCTCGACTACTGGAATCACGCTTAGTGGTACATTAGCCACAGGTGGTAGTGACTCTGCCTATGGATCATCTGGTCAAGTGCTAAAATCTCAGGGAAGTTCCTCTCCAGTTTGGGCAGACCCTAGCACCCTATCTGGTGTAGGCGGTCAATGGGAACCTGTTGCTTCACTTACTGCATCTTTTGGCAGTGGTTCAAGTTCTCAAGTATTTAGTGTTAATGCAGGTACATTATACAAATTTGTTTTTAGGTTATACGCCAAAACATCTGGTGCTTATCTACGAGCTGCGATTATGTACAATGGTCAGAATACTTACATGAAAAACCCTAGTGGCGGTAACTTTGGTGTTATGTCAAGACAAGCTCATCGAATTTACTACAGTCATAGTTTTTCAGGATATTACACAAACGAGTCTACTGGTGCGTTACTACACTATTACGAAGATATGCCAGAAGAAGATGGTGGGCAAGGTTACTACCAAGGCGAATGTTGGTTTAATAAACCTAATGATTCAAATTTGACTTCAGGTAATTGTTTTAAATCTCGAATTTGGGGAGATTTACATGGTGGGTCATATTCAAATCAATATTATTTTGATGCTACTTTTGATGACGGTTTTAATGCAAACGCTTCTGGTACAGGTTCATTACAATATTTTAAATTTTTTAGCAGTAATGGTAGTCACATGGGTGGGTTTATCAAACAATTTAAACTAACAGGAACATAAAATGGCAAAAGATTATGATGATGATTATCCAAGGCAAACTGATGAAGAGATAGCCAGAGATATTATAAATCGAAAAAAGATAGACAGAGAAAGAAGAGATTTATTGCTTAGTGAAAGCGATTGGGTTGTAACAAAAGCTATGGAAGAAGGTACTGAGATTCCTACTAATTGGAAGACTTACCGACAGGCTTTGCGTGACCTCCCAGCTCATTCTAGTTTTCCAAATTTACAAGATAACGACTACCCAACTAAACCGTCATAAGGAGAAAAATAATGACAGAGAATACACAACCTACAGAAATAACATTTCAAGATAAGCAATACAAAATAGCTGACTTATCTGACAAAGCCAAAGCTTGTTGGAATCATTTGGTTGATCTTGCAAAGAAAGAACACAACCTACGTTTTCAAATGGATCAAATAGAAGCTGCAAAAGAAACTATTACAAAGCATATGGAAGAAGAGGTAAGCAAGAATGGCTAAAGTTTGGAAAGTAAAAAATATCGAATACAAAACAACAGGAACAAATGGAGCTAATGAAATAGACATAGTTCATTTCACAGTGACTGATACTGTAGATGGAGTAACCAAGACTAGGACAGACTTCCAACACATTGACCCTGCTTCAGATAGTAGCTCGTTTACTAAAATGGAAGACGTTTCTGAAGAACAGCTAATCACTTGGATTAAAGCTACAATGGGAACTGATAAAGTCGCTTATCACGAAAAGAAAGTTGACGATGCTATTGCAGCAGAGAAAACACCACCCAGAGGTGAAAAAGCATTTAGCTAGAGAGGCATTTAAAAATGACAAAAGCAAAAGACAGAGCTAACAGAAGTGGATCTGATCCAATAATTGTGGGCAACACCAGATTAGAAACAGACAGTAATAATGACCTGGTTGTTAAAGATACATCAGATAACGCCAAAAAAGTTATTGCTGCAGAAGTTCATGTAGGTACTGGCTCTGATAAAGTCATTTTAAAAAGAAGTTCTACAGACGGCAAGCTTCAGCTTCAAACTACAGACGGTTCTTCTACCTCAAACTCTGAAGTATCTGGAGAAAGTGGTGGCTCTGGTGGAGTAACTGTTCAAGAGGAAGGTTCTACTTTATCTACTACTGCAACAGCCTTAAACTTTGTGGGCAGTACAGTTACAGCTTCAGGTACTGGTGCAACAAAAACTATTACAATTTCCGCAGGAAGTGGTGGTACAACTACTGTCTATGCTAACATTGCGGCAATGGTAGCTACTTCTGCAAGTGCAGGGGATCAAGCTTTAGTTACAGCAAACTCAGGTCTTTATATTTTTAATGGGTCTGGGTGGTATAAAATTGCTACTGTGAACACTTCTCCTACATTGGTTAGCCCAGCTTCAGGAACAGATGTTACGTTGAGTTCAGAAGGTACTGCTACAACTATAGAGCTTGTAGGTACAGACGCAGATGAAGGTACTACTTTACAGTATTCATACGCTGTAAGTTCTGGAAGTCTTACAAACGGAGGTGGCACAACAGCAACCATAACAAGTAGCGCTACATCTGGTGGAACTTACTCTGCTTTAGCCCCTAGTACAAATACAACTAATAGATTTATTAAGATAACACCTAGTTCAAATTCAGACTATGCAGGTAATTTTTCACTTATTTTTTCAATATCTGATGGCACAAATGCCGCAACAACTTTACAAAATTTTGGGTTAGCATTTGAAGTTTCAGGATCACTTTTCTTTGATGGGAGTGGCGATTACATACAAATACCAGATCACGATGATTTATCTTTGGGAACTGGTGATTTTACATTGGAAGCGTGGATATGGCAACAAAATTCTGCTGCTTCTGATTCCCACCACATTATTAATAAATGGAGTAGTACTGGAACAGGTAAAGAATACATATTAAGAATAGCTGAAAGTAGTGGCAACAAACTACAACTTCTTTATACAAACGATGGTAGTAACAATATAATTGTAACAGGCAATACACCAATAAATAATCATACTTGGACGCATGTGGCTGCAATGGGTGTAAGCGATACTATAAAATTGTTTGTTAATGGCGTTCAGCAAACCTCTACTGGAACGCAAGGTACTATTCACAATGGAACAGAACCACTAGCTATTGGCGCACAAACGAATGCTGGTAGCCCCAGTCAATACTTTGATGGTTATATTTCAAATGCAAGAATTGTAAAAGGATCTGCTGTTTATACACCAACTACTGTGAGTGGAGGTTCCTCAGCAGTTGCATCAACTGGGCTAGTAGAAACTCCCGCTTCTCTACCAAGTTGGGGAACTACTTGGACATTAGAAACATGGATATACATCACCACTAATGCTTCCTATAGTATATTTTTCGAGGGAGCAAATGGTTTTGGATATATCGCTAGAAGGTCAAGTGGTGGTACATTAGACTTATATTCTATAGGTGGGTATTTAGATACTCCTGGCAGTGGAACAATTAATTTAAATCAATGGCATCACATTGCTATATCTGTTAATTCTGGTTCTTTAAAAGCTTTTATAGATGGCAATGTAGTTTCTAGTGGTACTGCTAATACGGCACCTTTTTCTAGTGGATCTGGACAACTTCATATGATGTCACAAGGTGATACTGTTTGGCAAACACAAGGAAATATCTCCGACACACGACTTGTGATTGGCACATCAGTTTATAGCGGTAATTTTACTCCACCTTCTGGTCCACTAACTAAAACTGGTGGAACTTATCCTTCTACTACAAATGTTAATACATCAATAAATCCTGCTCATACATATTTGTTAACAAACAGAACAACTTCTGGAACAACAATAGCAGATGACAGTGATCAAAATTATACTATGGTAACAGGCGGCAATCTTACTGGTAGTACAACAAAACCCTATTCAGGTTATTTTACTATTCCAACCTCTCCTTTATCCCCTATAACTAACACAAAGCTTTTAGTAGCTAAAGACAATACACCTGTTAATGTAACAAATGGTTCGTACTTATTTAATGGAACCAGTGAAAATTTATTAGTAGAACATTCTGATATGGCTCTTAGAACTGAAGATTGGACTATAGATTTTTGGTTTAAATTATTAGCGAATACTGGAAGCAATCAATGGTTGTTATTTTTTGGCCCCAGTAATGGTACTGATAATACCGAATCTATTCATGTATATTTTCCTTCTAATAGACAGTTAACTTTTTGGGATTTCTCTGGTGGAGGTTTTTATGGGCTTCTTGGAGTGCCTACAAATAATGTATGGTATCATGTAAGATATGTGCGTCATGGGCTTAATCACTACCAGTTTCTTAATGGTAATTGCTATGAAGCACACGCTTCTGGTAACTCTAGTGCTAGTGGTAATATTATTACAACAGGTCAGTCCTTTGTTGCAGGGAATAATTACGATCAAAACCCTGCATCAAATGCCGCCTTACGTATTGGAGGGGGTTATTCTGGTGGATATGGTTTAGGAAATGGATTACTATTAAGTAATCTTAGAGTTGTTAAAGGTACAGCGTTAAATACATCAGCGGCAGGGTTCTCTATACCAACAGCACCTTTAACCGCCGTAAGTAATACTAAACTATTAACGGCTCAAAATGGCACTGGTAATCCTACAGTCGATAATAGTGGTACTAGCAAAACTATTAGTATTGCTCAAGGAACTCCAACAACAGATACAAGAAATGTTCAATTAGCAACTACCGATCAAAGTTCTTCAAGTCGTTCAATTACTGAAAATGGAGATGTAGCATTTAATTATGCAACACCTTTTGACAGTGCAGGTGGTGGGTCGATTTATTTTTCAGGTACTAGTAATAACGTGGTAAAAGCACAAAGTGCTGATTTTACTTTAGGTGCAGGAGATTTTACTATTGAAGGGTGGGTTTATTATTTAGGAGGTGGCTCTAATAATAATGGGTTTTGGCAAGTTGGCGGAAATCATTCTCTTGGATTTGGAGCTAATTATACTACCTCTGTGAGTCTTGGTTTGGCTAGTGCAACTACATTAAAACTTTATGGAGCAGGTGGTGAATATAGTTTTGGGGTCGCAAATGCAGCGGTTGCTAATACTTGGGTACACTATGCTATGACAAAAACTTCAAACACAATTAAGGTTTATAAAGATGGTACTCAAATATATACAAGAAGCGATAATACAACCTACAGTACTGGTGATTATTTAGGACTAGGTGCTATGTACGGCCCTGATCAAACACCTAATTTTTATCTTAGCAATTTTAGAGTAATCAAAGGTACGGCTGTGTACAGTGGTAATTTTACTGCACCTACAGGCAATCTGACGCCAACTGGTGGTACGTATTCTAGCACAACTAATGTTAATACGTCTATTCCTAGTGGTCAGTGTTCAGTTCTTACAGCAGTTAAAAGTAATTCATTTGCTGATATCTCTGGAAATAATCATACGCTAACTGGAGTAGGCGATCCAATCCCTACTAAGTTTATGCCATATTAATAGATAAAGGAAAAACAATGGATGATAATTCTTTAGAGGGTAAAGTCAGTAAACTTGAGTGGACAGTAGAAAAACAATCAGATGATATACATAGATTAACTGATACTACTTCTCACTTAAAAAAGACTCTCTACGGAATAGAAAAATCTTTAATACAAATAAGATGGTTTGCGATGGGTGGTATTGCGCTGTATATTGCCGAACAATTTGGTCTTACTAAGATCTTACAGTTATTAAGTTAGGAGGCAATACTATAGACCCAATTACTGTAGCCGTTGCGGCATTCGGCGCCGTTAAAACCGGTATCAAAATGGGCAAAGACCTCCAGAGTATGGGTAAAGATCTGGGGAGGCTTTGGGACAGCATTGATACTGTTAAAAACTCTCATCAGCAAGCGTCTAAAGGTAAAGGTGGTGTAGCCTCTCAAGCGTTAGAAACTTACCTTGCAACAGTTAAAGCAAGGGACCTTGAAGATGAACTTCGAAGAGTTATCTTAGAAACCAGAGGTGCTTCTGGTTGGAGAGAACTTCAACAAATAAGACAACAAGTTATGGAAAATGATCGTAAAGGTCGTGCAGAAGCTCTTGCCAGAAAACATAAGATACAGTATAACTTATCTGTATTCTTTGGTTTAATACTAATAATTGCTGGTTGTTCAGCCATAGTCTATATGATAGTATTTTTGAAAAATGCACAATGAGAGAGATGTTATTTTATTGTTTATAGTCTTACTGGCTTACTACTTTGTTGGTGAACCTGGTTGGCTCTTTATTAAATAGGAGGTTATATGATAACACCTGAAAGATTAGATGACTGGAGGATAGTTCCTCGAGCACTTATACTATCTTACATGATAGTATTTTATCAAACTTGTAACTGGTTTATGAAACTACCAGATCCTAACAACGCTCAAGCAGGTTTTGTATCTGTCGTTGTTGGTGCCGGTGCGGCATGGTTTGGTCTCTACGTTAACAAAGGTAGAGCTTCAGTACAAGTACAATCAAAAATGGAAACACGGGAGACTATATAATGTGGTCAAGAGTTATGGCATTCTTTGCTGATAAAGGCGAAGGAACAAAGTGGGACTTAGATTATGGTAAGCTTATAATTATAGGTCTTTGTATTTATATTGCTATACAAGTTAGCTAGTGATAACCGTATTTACAATTATATGGTTTATTGCTTTAATTTATATGATAGGTGTATTAGTATGGTTACTACAAAATGATTAGTGCAATCACAACGTTACTAGGTTCAGTAGGGGGTCTTGCGACTTCCTACTTAGACGGCAAAACAGCAGTACAAAAAGCTGAAGCTCAAATTAGAATGAAGGAAGCAACAGGAGATATCGATTGGGATCTTGCTGCAATTAGGGCAACTCAAGGATCGTGGAAAGATGAGTGGATATTATTATTGTTTTCTATTCCTCTTATCCTAGCTTTTACTGGTGAGTGGGGACGAACTATTGTGGCAGAAGGTTTTGTTGCTTTAGAAGCTATGCCTCAGTGGTATCAACTATCACTGGGTGGAATTGTTAGTGCTTCTATAGGTATGAAAGGAATTGGAAAATTTTACGGGAAGAAGAAACTCAAATAAAACTTATTAGGTATCAAGTACATACTTTGGGCCCTAATAAATTTCATATAGACAGGTTTAAATATCACAATCAATACACTCGTTACAGGAGAGATAGAGAAAATGAGTTATTCTTTAGGAAAAAACAGTTTAACAAAGCTGGCAACAGTAGATAAAAGGTTATGGACTGTTTGTCAAGACGCTATTAAAATATCACGCATTGACTTTGGTGTTATTTGCGGCATAAGAACAATAGAAGAACAAGAAGCATTATTAGCTAAAGGTGCTACACAAACAATGAAGAGTAAACACCTTGATGGTCTTGCTGTAGATCTTATGGCTTATATTAATGGTAGAGCCTCTTGGGAGTTAAACGTTTACGACGATATAGCGGATGCTATGAAAGAAGCTTCACGTAAAAATGAAATACCTGTTCGTTGGGGTGCTGCTTGGCACATAGACGACATAGGTAAGTGGACTGAGTCGATGGAGGATGCAATGAATTCTTATATAGACCTCAGAAGGAGTCAAGGTAGAAGACCATTTATTGATGGACCTCACTTTGAGTTAACGTAATGGGGTTGTGGTTACCTATAATATTACTATGCTCTGCACCTTATGCAGAAAGTTGTGTGGTAATAACAGGTAACGAACTATTAAAAACAAAGGAACAGTGTTTTGCTAATTCCGTAGACAAGGCAAAAATAGCTATGAAAAGCCCTAAAGTATTCCAAGCTAAACCAATGTGTCAAGTTATTCCCACAATAATTATAGAAGAAAAAATAGATACCTGACAGTAAAGATCCCTTTTAAGAAGGCCGGGGTGCTTCCTCTCCCTCTTAAAAAACCTTTAAAAATCAGGAGATTAGAATAATGAAAGCCTATGAAGATATTATTCATCTAAGCCGTTACTCCCGTTGGTTAGACGATGAGAATCGTAGAGAAACTTGGGATGAAACAGTGCAGAGATTAATTGACTTTTGGAAGGGTCGTGTAGACCTACCCGAGAATACCTACGAAGAATTACAAACCGCTATTCTTAACAAAGAAGTAATGCCTTCAATGCGCTCTATGTGGTGTGCTGGACCTGCTTTAGAACAGAATAACATGGCTGGTTATAATTGTAGTTATATCGCTGTAGACAATACGCGAGCTTTCGATGAGACAATGTACATACTTATGTCAGGTACTGGCGTAGGGTTCAGTGTAGAGAAAGAACACGTAAGTAAGCTACCTATTATTAATGATCACTTTGAACCATCTGAAAGAGTTATTGAAGTAGAAGACTCTAAAGAAGGTTGGTCTAAGGCTTTAAGAAAGCACATAGCAGATTTATACTTAGGTAAGTTACACATATTTGATTTTAGTAAAGTAAGACCTGCTGGCGCTCGTTTAAAAACAATGGGTGGCAGAGCATCAGGACCTGAGCCTCTTAACCAACTAATAAACTTTGTTACTAAAGTATTTAAAAATGCTGCTGGTAGAAAGCTATCTCCTCTGGAATGTCACTCTATTATGTGTAAGATAGGTGAGGTAGTAGTTGTTGGTGGTGTGAGACGTTCTGCTATGATATCCCTCAGTGATCTTGGTGATTACGAGATGAGAGATGCTAAGGCAGGTAACTGGTGGGAGACTAACTCTCACTTTGCTCTCGCTAATAACTCTGCTGTATACGATGCTAAACCTAGTATTGGAGTATTCCTTGAAGAGTGGACTTCTTTAATTAAGTCTGGTTCCGGTGAGAGAGGTTTCTTTTCTCGTCTTGCTGCTGATAAAAAAGTAGAAGAGTCTGGCAGAAGAAAAACAGGACATGCTTGGGGTACTAACCCTTGTTCTGAAATTATTCTCAGACCAAACCAGGTATGTAACCTTAGTGAAGTTATTTGTAAAGAAGAAGATACTATCAGTGATCTCAGACGTAAAGTACACTTAGCTACTATACTTGGTACATTACAATCTACTCTCACAGATTTTAAATACATAAGAAGTATTTGGAAACATAACACAGAAGAAGAAAGATTACTTGGAGTATCTCTCACAGGTATTCAAGATTGTAAAATGTTACAGAAGGTAGACGGAGAAGACTTAAGGTTTCTCAGAGACACTTGTATAAGCACTAATGAACAATTTGCTAAACTTCTGGATATACCTGTATCAGCTGCTATTACTTGTGTTAAACCAAGTGGTACTGTATCACAACTATGTAACAGTGCTTCAGGTATTCACGGTAGGTTTTCTCCTTATTATATAAGAACAGTAAGGCAAGAC